TCATCAGCATCAAACCAAGAGTGAGTATGACCGTCAGAATCCCATATTTTTCTATCAGAATCCATTTTTGTAACTACCGAAAGCGATTTTGGCAATCCTTTTGGTTCTGTTATTGGCGTTACTTCACTTCTGACTCCTGCCATTTTCCCAAACAGATCATAATTTCTTCTAATCTGTGGTTGGCTGTGGTGATGCCACTTATTTTTCACTTTTATTTCAAAGTGTGCATGAATATCACATCCCATAATTTTACTCCTTTTGGTTAATAAAATACTCTTTCAATCGTGGATAAAATCTCTTAATTGGCATTTTCGTCTCTTTTTAATTTGTCGATCTGTTTCTTGGTTAAAGTTTTAGTGTAGACTCTTTCCCCTCTGCCCCAATAGAAAGTCATTGAACCATCTGTATAAAGTGGCCCAAAGTTATAATAGCCAACATTTTTGCCTTTTAAGTAAGCGTTAATAGCTCTGTGTTGTTCTTGTTCGGTCAAATACATCTCTCTACCTCAAAATTAAATTATAAATTAGGGGCAGTTACGCCCCTTTGAATTATACTGTAACTTCTGATAATATACTTTCGGCAATCTCATCAAAATCTACTTCGGAAATCGCAGCGTTTAATAAATCTGTATACATTGAAGCATCCTCAACCGGTTTATGTTCGTTTACAAAGTCTTTTATTTCCTCGGCCAGATTGAATTTCGCAGATTCTTCTTGACTCCAATATTGAAATGTTGAAACCGACTCTCTCAAAGTCTCTGCACGTTCTTGGAAGTGCCTTTGAGTGCCTTCTTCATTGTCGATCCATAATTTGACGTTCCAAGTCTCGTAGTTTGACCAACCGTTGTAAGTTTTTGAATTTTCCATCTTTTTAGCTCCTTTGCATTAGTTTAATAATATTTTCAAGTTCCGCTTGCAATTTCATTGCTTCGGATTGTGTTAATTCTGAATGTCTGCTAATTTTCTGCTGAATGTTTACCGGATTTACGCCGGCTCGTTTACACCAATTAGCAATTTTGAGTATTGGCGTTAAGGTTTTGATTTTTTGGATAGTCATTTTACAACCTCTTCATAAACTATTCTTTTTGTCACCAGATCGCAGATAAGACCGTCACAGCAAGTAATCGCTGATTCTTTCTCTCTGTCCCAATAATCGCCTAAATTGGCTGAGTATTCGGCAGAGCAACTAGGACAAACCGCAATAGATTTATCATTGGTTAGAATTTGATCTTTCAGGTTTTTAATGTGTGCTAATTTCATAATAATAACTCCGTTTAATTATTAAATGTGATTTAACCCCTATCTTGTTAAAAGTTCTTTTTCATTGTTTAAGCTGCTAATTTGAAATAATGGTCAGTAGTTAAACGGTCTTTTACTTTTTTTAGCTTAAACTCTTTTAACTGTTTGCGTTCATAGTGGTTTACATCGGTTTCCGGTAAATTTGTTAAATCGTTCAAAGTCTCGTAATAGTGCATATACATTTTATTTCTATTTCTAAATACATGAAGTATCTTTACTTCGATCTCTTCGTTGTAATTGAATTTTAAGAATAAATAACGTCCTTCGTTAAATGAGTGAATATATTGTATACTGTTTTTATTTACAAACTCTTCTTTTTTAGTTCCGAATAATTGTTTTTTGCGTTCTACTTCGATTTTGCGTTCAAGCTCGTATTTTTCTCTTTGTTTTTGATCTTCAATCTCTTTTAAGCGTGTATTCTCTTTGTAAATGTCCTCTGAATAGTCTTTTTGAAGCAAACCAGCGATAAAAGAATAAACGTCTTTGTCATAAATAGCGTTTAAGGTTATGTTAATGACAATGAATCGGCCGTACAAAGACTCTGAGACGTATATCCGCTTAAATCCTACATAATTTGACGGGATTAGTTCAAAGACTTGCTTCAAAGCACTTAAATTCTCTTCATTAAGCGGTAAGTATGTTAATATGCCGTAACTTGTTGAGTTCATTGAAGCGGAAAATCTGGATTTTTCAAGTCTTAATATGTTGTATATCAATAACTTCTTTTTTATGTCAATAGCAGAATATCGGACGCCTAAAGATTTGTTTTTATTGACTATTAAGTTTTTATACCCGCCAGTTATAAAATAGTTGTTTCCTGTTTCAAATTTGCCGTGTAAAGTTATTTGAGTTTTATATTTGAATACTGGAAACTTGAACTGGTCTAATAATTCAGATGTGATACCATTAGATTCAATATCAGCAACAACATTTTCAGACACGATGCCATAGCCCCTATTTATCTTATTCTTTTTATCAAAATTAGAATCAGATTGGTTTAGTAATTCCGTTATTTTAGTCTTTTCGTTCATTGTCCCACCTTTATGAGTTTTTAGCTATTATCTGCCATCATTAAGCGATCTTAAATCTCTCAATATTTCGCTTGGCATATCAAAATCATTAGTTAATAAAATACTCTTTCAATCGTGGATAAAATCTCTCAGGGTGCAAATTTCCTTCTTTCTTCAAAACTCGGTAACTTTTATACTCCTATATAGTTAATATACTTTGATTGATCGTTTTTCGGTCATTTTCCTTTCGAGTAAGAAGTTGTATCTCTTGAAATCTTTGGTGTTCTCCTCTTCAGGAGTGAATATCGCAAACAGACTGCCCTTGAATAACTTAGCAGACAAATCTTTTAATTCTTTTTCTAGTTGCTGTGTCATAATTTTAACTCCAATCTTTAATTGATAAAATAACTATTGACATAATGCACAAATTCAAGTCTAAATGTCCTGAAAATGCTAAATATATGATAATTGGGATTATGAGATATTTTAGCTTGTTCATTTTAACAATATGGTTAATATTCTTGACAGCTCATTTTCGCTTATGTCGATCCATTTAGTCTCGCCATTCGGTTTAATTATCTTTATTTTCGGTTTGTATTCAGAATATTCGGTGTTAATTTGCTCAAATTGTTGTTGCCTGTACTCTCTTGTCTGTTTATCTATTTTCATCTTATTAACTCCTATTTAATTACTAAAAAGAATTAGCTATTTTAAAAGCACCGTATATCTAACGACTCATTGTATTCATTAAGCCAATTATTGTCTAAATCCAACCAACGATCTGTTTTTGTATCTCCATTTATAACCTCGTAAGCGACTGCCTTAATTTTGCCGTTTTCGAGTGTAAAAATGTTGATGTCAAAAACTCCGATGGTTTTTGTACCTTGCTTTATTGTTTTCTCGTACCATTCATCGGCATCGCTCATTTTGTGAATTTGATGCTGTATAATTAGCGATTTAGCCATTAAACTTAGTTTGCGTTTTAATGTTTCTTGTTCCATTGTTATCCTCTCTAATTATTGTCTATAATATAACAAGTTATGTACGTCTTACGATCAGTTCTAAGTCGTGTCTTTTTAATAGCGTGTTAAGCTCTCTAAATATTAAATAGTGGTATAAATTGACTGAATCGCTGATGTCTTTATTTTCCGGCTGCGGTAAATGCCAATTATTTTCCATTTCTTCTAATATTTCATGGTTATATATAAGAAAGTGCATTGGCGCTCCGTTCAAATAATCAGTGAAGCAACCTTGATAATTTTTGAAGCGGTGTAAGTTGTGAGGATAGACGGCAACTCGATTAAATTCGTCTCTAATAAGTTTTACTTTTTCGTGTTCTGTGTCTTCAATTTCAAAATCTTCACAGTTCACACAGTCTAAAATGTGAGCTTGTACGGCGTTTTTTACTTCTTTTCTTGTTGTTCTCATTTCGTCACCTTTAATTAAGTTCTAATTTATTATTAAGCGGATTAAAGTATCTTACAGTCTCGCCCATAATCTTATTTGAATTGTATCTATCTCTCAGTTGAATGTTTACCGGATTTACACCGGCTCGTTTGCACCATTTTGAGGATAGACGTTAAGGTTTTTAGTTTTTGGATAGTCATTTTAAGCACCTACAAATCTGTCTCTAAAGAAAATCACCTCTTCCGGCAAGTCAAATTCTTCCATGTAGTTAAGAAAGCCAATCCTTTGTGAAGGTGACATTTTCCGAGCTTGCTTTGTTGCTTGCGTTATTTGTCCGTTAGTGTGCGAGTCAAGGCACATATCATAATAAGATTGAATGTCGCTTAGTTCATAATCCTTTATTAATTTCTTGCTTACCATCTCTTTTATACTCCTATATAGTTAATTAAGTAATTGATTAGCTATCTTCAGTTGGACTTGTCGCCGATATAATCCGAAAAGATTTGTCTTACAGCCGCATTTATCGCTTGTGTTGTCCAGATAGATACTTCGGCATTTAATTCATTAAAACAGCTGTCAAAGGGATAATCTGTTTCAAGAGTCGGTGATACTTCTACGTCATTCTCGAGCCATGCTTCATTCAATTCAGCCCAAGCATTTCTAAAATTATCTAGCTTGTTAATAAGGTTTGAATGATCTAGCGTGTTACTCTCTGTGTTGTGTTTCATTTGTTGCTCCGTTTAATTAGTTAATTATGTAGTTATAAAGGTAACTAAAGTCGCTAGGATTGTCAAGTAAAAAATACAATTAAATCAAAATAGTTTCTAAGTCATTGTAATATAATATAATAGAGTTTCCACCGAGACGGGCGAAATATATGAAATCAAGAAACAAACGATTAAAAAAAATGATTGATGAATTAAGGCGGGAAATATTAAAGTATAAGGTAGAGGAATATCCGGCGAGGTATCTCAATAATTCAAGTTTATTCCAATACTATCCAAGATATAATTATAAACAATAGAATAGTCAACAGAGCAGGACAAAGGGCTAAGAAGGACTAACAGGATAACAGGGGATGAAGAGAATTATAGCAATACTCAAAAGACTATTCAAAAGACCTGAATTTCAAAAGCCAGTAGGCGAATATTCATTTTATAGACGGCCAGATAATACATTCAAGCCGTTCAAAGTACCGGAAAGTATCACCATAACACGTAAGACGAATGAAAACGGTTCTAAAACAATTAGTATAACATAAGGGATTAACGGGATTATGAATGGTAGTGAAGGCATGGGTAGAACAGGAATTGAGGAAGGAACGAGGGAAAAGGGTGGTCAACTTATACGCTCAAATGAAGTTAAACAACTGCTTAGACTTCGATATACTAGGCAATGTTTACCGGCCAAAGGAACAGATTCCAGCCGCTACGGTCAAACGATTCATAAAACAAGAGGGATTCAGCCAAGCTGTGAACGATGAAATAGTTAAAATACTAGTAGATAAGGGCATTACTAAGCAATGGTTGATAGAACAGCGCAAGGCCGGAGTAATCGGCGCGCTTGCTGATGGTAGGTACAATGACTTAGATAAGTTGTTAGACAAGTTTGAAGGCCAGCAAGATATGAATCCAAGCGTAAATAAGACTATCACAACACACACACTTGAAGCTGAGAGGCAACTAGAGAACAAGATGCTAGAGAAGATTGAAGCTAAAAGAATAGTGGAAACACCTAATACTAAGCAAATTGATGAGGATAACGAAAAGGAATGACTGAGCTAATATCTTATATAGTAGTAACTAAGGGCTTAGACGTGTCCTGTGTGCGCTGTGAGTGCGATGGCGATGGTTGTACGTGTGGATCAGGCGAGGATTTTATTGGAAATTTTCAACGAGGATTCCACCCCATACACCTGAATTTTGGCGGGGCGGGGTTCTATACATGACCAGTACACAAATCGCAGAATATTTTTTCAACAAACAGGTTCAAGTTTGAATCGATTTACTGCGAAAATAGACAGGTATAGTTTTCATCGGGACAAGGCTTTAATAAGGGGATACATACGAGATTTGTATAAATCAGGGATATTAACAACTAAACAAAGGTGGGGAGTATGGCAGATTATCCAAAGGGTTATCCGCAAAGTAAGCCGATAATAGTAACAAGTTCGTCTGGGCGTGAGTTCGCTTTCTCTTATAGAGGTTTTGCGAAACACGTTCAAATCATAGATTTTGACAAGATTGTGCACATAATGATATTCAAGGACGAGGGCGGTATAGAGGTAGTTTACGACAGAGACAGAGATGGCAAGAATTGGGACGGGGTTAGTGGCGAGATGCAGAGCATAGAGATTCCACAACATTTGGTAGTCGCATGAAGATAATGCCAGAATCGACTCTAATCGCAACATCCACTCCAAACACCCTCTCGTTCCGGCGAAATGGTCGTGTAGCACAGAGATTCACCGATTGCGTTTTAGATTCAGAAGTGAAAGAAAGTACTGGATATCACGGGGTTATATAGATTGAGCAGTAGATTGGGAATGTAAAAATTTTTTACAATATTTTTTTGAGAGAAAATGATAACATTTGAATTACCTGTAGTATTCATTGATAACCACGAAGAAATTGAGTTAGGTGTTGAAAGCGGTATAGTGGTTGAGGAAGAAAACTATACTGAGCCAACAACATTTTTTATATCTCAGACAGACAACATGGCTATTAACTCAAGCGATAAGAAGATATCGACATTACGAATAAATGGCAGAGACCTCTGGTCAATAGATGCCGATTATTATTCAGTAAGAGAGATAATAATGGATGCTCTAAAGAAATGACCTACACTGTAAGATACTATAAAGTCCCGTTATTTCTCGGACAAGGCCATTTGGCAACTAAGCAGGTTGAAGCCGAGAATGTGCGAGAGGCTAGGGAAGTAGCGACTAAATTCTGGGGATCCAGGAATGTTAAATCAATCGAGTGGGTCAGATGAGCACTATTAAAGATAAGAGCAAAATACTCTCAGAGTTTAAATGTAGCCGATGTGGAGGACACATAGAGATTTACGGAAGCGAATCAGGCCATTATGGGTGTAGCTGCTCCAGAAATTCCTGTGGAAAATCCACGAACAAGTCCGGCAATAAGTTTTGGAGAACACAGACGGAATACAACGGTGGGTATTGCGAATGAGGGGTTTAGATGAGTGATTTAGGAATAAAGCATTACAAAGTACATCGGGATTTGCGACCATCTCCTATAAATTGGTTGCCGTTAATTCTATCCATTTCTTTCTTATTGGCGGTTTTGTTGTGGATTTAAGTGACATAGTATGCCGAAAGACAAATGTATAAGACTAATGCATTGTTGCCACATGGACGGAATACCCTGCAAATACTTGGGGGATGGTTTCTGCACGATTTGGGAGACACGATTGGGAGCTGATTTGGGGAATGGATATGTTTGTGGAATGCGGGATGATTTGCACAAAAACTTTCCAGGATGTCCTTACAATAGGATAGAATGGGCAAATAGGGCAAGGGGGCCAAAGAGTGAAGCGTAGAAATTTTCTAAAAAGATTCGGAATAGGTTTGGGAGTAGTAGCGGTAGCACCGACAGTTATTGAAGGTTTGGGGAAAGACGAGTTTAGTCCAGTCGGAGAGTATGATGTACCGATATACACTCGGAAAGAGTTCGAGAAAGACGCAGAGAAAATCTTTAGAATTGAACCCGATTGGAGAGATAATTATAAAATGTTCAATCACGGACAGACTACTCGGACACCTTTCCTGGACTTTGTACAAACACGGGCAGAACGTAGGGGTGAGCACTTCACCGATCGTCAATTAGCAATGTTCAGAGACATTAGAGACGAACTTGAATAAACTCGAAGAAATAAAAATAGATTCAATGCTAGACGAGTTAGTCTCTCACAGGACGCTATTATTGCTGAATATCACTGAAAATCAACTCCAAATCTCCGGCAAAGAGATGACCGTTGACGAAAAGGGTTCTTTATCTGTGATGTTGTATGAAGGGTTGTATAATTTCTTCAAAACCGTCACAAAGAAGTATGAAAAACAAATAGCACACTTACAAACCTTAATAATAGGCAAAGACAGTATATATGTGGCAAATATAACCGGACAAATCGAGAAAATCTCCGAAACAGTCCACAAAAAAGAACAGTCGGCAGTTTACGACATAATTCACGAATGGGAAAAAACATTAGAGGGGTCAAATGTTCAAGCCAATTAACAAACACTTAATAGTAAAAGTAACCAGAGAAGTAAAGAAATCGCTCATAGTCAAACCCGAAGCATTCCAGATAGATGAAGTAGTCGAGGGTGTAGTTTTGCATGAGATTGTCGCAGTAAGCGAAGGTTCGGACTTATTTCAAGGTAGTTACGCAGTATATCTATCTCACGTAGGGTCAAAATACTTCCCCGTAGGCAATCAGAAGGGCGATGCAGAGTACAGAATAATAAGAGAGGAAGATTTGCTTGGGGTTGAGAGTGGAGTCAAAAAATCACACGAAGAAGTTGTAAAAGAGAAATATAAAGAAATGGCAAAGACACAGAAAGAATTAATCGAATCGTTGGAAGAAGCATAATGTCAGTAACTAGGGAATATATTTGCAAATGCGGAGTAACAATAGTAGACAAAGTAAGCATAGCCGACCCAGTGAAAGTCCGATGTCCCGAATGTGGCGGCAAGTTAAAACAAAATTTAGGCTCGCAAGAACACATATCTTTCGGAGATTGCAGACACGGAGTAATAACGAACCGGTTCAAAGCATCGAGACACGGATGAAAACAGAGTTTAGAGTATTTTTCTTGGGAGACAGTGAATTGGAGTTTATGGAACGCCAAGCAATGTGTAATTCTTGGGTAGCCCGAACTAAGCATGGCTATGTCGAGTTTTGGAGTCAATAAATCATTTAATATAGTTGAATTATGATAGCAAGAAAATACAAATGCAAAGAATGTGATTATCGCTTAGAGGAAAACAAAGTCGAGATCCGGCGAAAGTGTCCGATATGCGAGAGCAAAAGATTCGTGCAGAAATTCAGTAAGTCTGTGGTGTTCACAGCGTCATTTAGAAAGGGTATGTAACTATTTTATCAACGGGATGTGGAGAAAAGTGCTTATGAAATAATTGACGACTAAACAAAAAATATTACTAGGGCTTGAGAACGACTTTATAGATTTCTGTAAAACTATTATGCCCTCTACTTTGAATGCACCCTCACCCGAAATACATAAGGAATGGGCTGACATTCTGTTAGACAAAGCCACAACCGTTGCTGATGCGGAAGTTGACGCACACGGGATTGGTGGATTAGTTTACAAAGAGGGAATAAGCAATAAGCAGATTTTGTTCGTTTCACCGAGAGACACAGCTAAGTCAACAATGATTGGTGCGGGTTACGCATTATACCATTCGATTTACTTTAGAGAAAATACTTATGTAGTTCTCCAATGTAAGACTTTGGGCGAAGCCAAAAAGAGATTAAGAAAGATCGCAAATGTGTTTAACTACTCTGATGAGTTTAAGGTTGCTTTCGGTTATTGTGGCGAAGATTCTAAAGGTGTGGTTACTTGGCGAGAAGATAAAATAATTATAAGAACTTACCATCCTTTGTTAGAGAAAATGGTCGAGTGGACATTTGAAGCGAAGGGTTACGGACAGCCGACCAGAGGGCTAAAAGAAGACGATCAGAGAGTTACTTTATATATCGGGGATGATGTAGAGGACGAAGAGAATACCAAGACCGAAGAAGCTATGGATAAGAACTTTAATAGATTCTTGTCTATCAAGGCGGGTATTCACGCAAGGGGAAAACAGATAGTTATCGGCACACCTATTCATCAATTATGCTTAGTAGTTAAACTCCAAGAAATGACGGGCTGGGTTACTAAAGTTTATCACACGATAGACGAAGAGAACAAAACTTCTATATGGCCCGAAAGACTTACCTACGAAGATATGATGACTGAGAAAGAAGGGCTAGAGAGTGTCCACAAGTCAAGTTACTATTACTCTGAACGCCAATGTCTCATTACAGGTAACGAAGATCAAACCTTCCAAGAATCAGATTTGAGATGGTGGGATGGATATTTCGCTTTACAAGATGGATTCGGAGTTTTACACATTACACACTTAGGCGATTCAGAAGAAGGATTAAGATTGTTAGTAGATAAAGATGGATTGGCACAACCAGAAGTTGTTTCAGTTAATACCCATTTAGGAATTGACCCTGCATCGTCAGTAAGTAAACGTGCTGATTATTCAGTTACTTTACCTAATCACTACGATAGAAAAGAAAGACAATTTATTGGTGATTATTTCGAGAAGAGAGTAAGACCCACCGACCATAAAGATGACATAGTATTAAAAGCCCTCAAGTACAGACCCGTAAGAACAAACGTAGAATCAGTAGGCTATCAGGAAGCGTTGAGAGATATGCTTAAACGAGAAACTGTTTCTAACCCGAATTTAAGATTGCCTGGCATTACAATTAAATGGCAGACGGGTGCACAAACCAAAGACGAAAGATTAGAGTCCTTAGAGGATTTCACAAGAGAACACAAGGTATATCTAAAAAGGGGAATGACGAGAATGAAAGATGAAATGCTATTATTTCCAAGAGGGCGTAAAAACATATTAGATGCGTGGTGGTATTCTGTTAGAAAACTAATCATGCCAAACCACACGGCGATTAAAAAAGTAGCCGTTAAAAGACAAAAAGAAGAAACTTTAAACTGGATGATTGCATGATAGATACATTTAATCTAAAGACTGGGAAAGAAGATGCCATAGTTGGCAAAGGGCATATAGCCCCCGATGTAGTTTTGTTGAGTGAAAAGATTTACGAAGAGTACAGAGATAGTAATAGAGCCACATGGTCTATACAGGCAAGGGAAGATAGAGATTTTTACAATTCGGTTCAGTGGAAAACTGACGACAAGAATGCATTAGAAGCTCAAGGCAAACCCGCTAACTCTATAAATATAATTAAACCTGGCATTGACCAAATAGTAAATCAACTAACCGCTAACAGTCCGAGATTTATTTCCTTCGGCTCTGAGAAGTCTGACGTTACAACCGCATCTCATATAGCTGACTTAATGAGTTATATGTGGTACAAATCTTACGGCGATCTGCAATTAAAAACATCCGCCAAAGACCTTGAAGTTATAGGGATTATGGCTATGATGATATATCACAACCCTATGGCAGATTTTGGCAAGGGTGAATTGATGATAACGGAGTTAGACCCTGACGATGTTTATATTGATCCTAATTCTAAAGACCCAATGACAGAAGATGCCGCACACAAGTTAATAGTCAAAAAATATTCCGGCGAACAAGTCCAAGCAAACGGTTGGCTCACTCACGCACAATTATCCAAAGCAAGTCCGACTGAAGATGTGGACGAACCATCAAGTTCGAGATACGCAGGCGAAGGACAAATCCAATACGTAGACGATATTTTCACAAGACAGTATAGAGTTATAGATCGTTATTCAAAAGTATTGAAACAGTTCTTTAGAGTTTTCGACACCGAATCGAGAAGTTTCTTTGAAAAACTTTTAACCGAAGACGAGTATATAGAATTTAGTTTACAAACTGCGTTTATTAAGAAATCTCAAAACGGATTAGATTACGCAGTCAAAGAGCACGAAGTCGCAAATGTGCAAAAGATATTCGATCAGACAGGTGGTGTATTCCATCTTATGATAGACCCCACATCCCAACAGCCAACGGTAATGGCTGGGCAAGAGCATGAAGGCTCTGTGCCTGGCTCTACCGTTGAGCTGACGCAAGTCACTATCGCCGAATTACTCCAAAATGGTGTCTTGAAAGTTGATTCAATTATGTTGACGAGAATCCAAAGAGTATTTTCTGTGGGCGGAGTTTTAGTGCAGAATGAGACGTTACCAATTTGGGAACACCCGATAAAAACACAAATGTTACACCACGACAGAAATCCTTTCCCTTATGGCGATGTAAGATTAGTCAAACCCGCACAAGAAACCTACAACAAATTAAACTCACTGGTATTGACCAACGCTACGATGTCAACAGGCCCAACTGTAATTATAGGGACTAACACAGCAGACAAGAATGTATTAGAAAAAGAACTTACGAAAGTCGGGACTAAAGTTATAGAAATAGATATGGAACTTCCTGGCTCTGCACCAATCTTTTTATATCCACAGCAGTTAAGTAATGAGTTATTCTCTTATATGGCTTCGATAGAAAATCAAATCCAAAGAATGATGGGTGCTTTCCCGTTCCAAGGTGGCGATGTATCTAATGCACCGCCCACCGTTGGTGGAATTGCACAGATGGATGAGTTTGGCAATAGGAAATCAGCAGGCAAAAGGAAAGACATTGAAAAAATGCTTGACGGATTAGGTAGAGTTTTCTTACAGTATATGCCACACGTATATACCGAACAGAAAATTATAAGATTACTCGCACCTAACGAAGAAGCTAAAGAGGTAGTATTTAACGATTGGGATACAATCGCAAGTAAGATGATTAACGATATTACTATTGGAGAGTATGATTTAAGAGTCGAGTCCGGTTCAATGTTACCTATCAACAGAGCCGTTAGACGAGACTACTACTTACAGTTGTGGGAAAAGGGAGTCTTGAGAGACGCTTCGACAATATTAAGAGAGAGTGAAATACCTCACGTTGAAGAAGTCATAGCCAAGCAGGATAGAGAGCAACAGCAAGCACAACTTATTGGACAGGCAGAAGAGAAAATTAAAGAATTGAATGGTGCTTTACAACGCAAATCAGCCGAAGTGGTTCATTTGGGCGAAAAACTTCAAGTGGAAAAAACCAAACAGCAATTAATCACATCAGCTAACAAAGTTGAAGCGGATGTGGCATTAACTAAAGCCCGATTAAGAGATTTGGAAAAGAAAGAAAAATCACAAGATACAATAAATTTGGGATGAAATACATCTCGTTCAATTAACAATAATGAGGCAGTAAGATGGCAACAGAAGAAATAGAAGAAAAAGATTTTAACAGTCAATTCTTAGAAAATGTTGAACCAGACGAACCAACATCCGCAGAATTAGCTGAAGAGGTAGAACCAGTAGACGTTGAAACAGAAGAACCAATCCTAGAGGTTGACGCAGAAGAACCAACGGACGCTGTAAAGGCGTATAGAGCAGACCAAAGCAAGAAAGACAAACGAATATCCGCTTTGGAAGCAGAGAACGCTAATTATAGACAGGTAACGGATGAACTTGGCGGTAGACTTAATAATTTGGAGAAACCCCCAGAGCCAAAAAATGTTCTTACCAAACCTGAAAGACCGAAAAAACCTCACGGTTACAATAAGGTAGACGCTTATACCGACCCTGATACAGATTCTTACGCATATAACGAAGCGTTAGAACAACACGTTCTTGACATGGAGGACTTTCGTGATGCGGTAGACGCAAACCGTCAGGAAGAAATTCAGGCTGATAAAGATGCGAAGTCAAGAGTTAAGCAATCGACAGACTTTGCCAATTCAGAGATAGCGAAATACCAAAAGCAAGGACTCACACAGGCAGAAGCGATAGAATGTTTCGACTTCTATTACAATAAAGATGAGTCCAGAGATGCTAATTTCTTAGTAGGTAATTGGAAAACCAAGACAAAGGGTTCGCCAAGACCACCTTCTAAAGGGAAATTGAAAACACCGTTACCGCCAGGAATAGACGGGGGGATAACAGATCAATTAACAATGACAGTAGATGACGCTATGTTCGAGAGAATAAAAGAAGTACCAGATGAGCGTCAACTCTAGGAGAATTAAATGGCAGCACAAAAAAAGGATCTCTATGATGGCAGTTCCGGATCCGCACTTTACACGGATCGTAGAGATTTTTATGTAAGCCCGCTAATGGTAAAGGAACAATATCCGATAGTTACTCCGTTTCTTACTTTCGTGGCAAACTTTAACAAGATTAAGGTACTAAAAGACCCGCAGTACAAGATGTTTCAGCACAGGAATCCGTGGGTTAGACAGTACATCCAGATGAATGATTCTGGAACTGTAACAACTGCGGCTGACAACGCAGCGGACGCTTGTACTATATCCGCAACCGGCTCAACAGGGTTATCGTCAACTTTCACGGCAGCTCTATTAGGGCTAAAGTGCGGAGTTTACGCTTCTACCACACCGGCGGCAATCAGTGGAAAACCAACAGGAGCGTCTTTAGGTACAATAGTAGTAACAACTTTCACTAACGCAACCACAATAAGTGTAAAGAACTTAACAGGTGCGTCAATAGTAATACCTCAGTATGGATTCTTGCAGGTTGAGGGTTCGGAACACGGTGAAGGCTCAGAAGCTCCCGCAGGTTGGACTGATGAGTTACAGGTTGTTTGGAATCAAGCAGGTATCCACAGAACAGCATTCCAGTTGACTAACAGAATAATGAAAGCGTCTCTAAGAGGCGAATCTGACGAATACGACAGAGTGAAGAAACAGAAATCACAAGAACACAAAATCCAGAACGAAAGACAGTTGATGTTCTCAAGAAACGAACAAGGCCCGAACTTAAACCAGAGTGATACATTTGCTGACGGTGCAAGAACGGACGCTAACAGTAACGTCTTGCGATCTACTTACGGTGCTTTTTCTGCGATTGAAGATTACGGCGTAACATCTACTACAAGTGACGACCAGAACATCTTCGATATAGCGGAAGCAAGTTATACTTGGAATGATTTCGTAGACCAGACTGAAAAATCTTTTGAATTTTCAGACGATGGAATACAGCCCATGTTCGCCGGTAGGTCATTTATTTCTTATTGGAGTAAAATGTCTGGCTCAACGGGAGAAGGACTCGCAGCAACATCTAAATGGACAGTCAATTTAGGTAATCCACAAAAAGGTAGACTTGGATTCTATTTCAAGGAACTAGAGACTCCACACGGAATCTACCAGTTAGTTCCAACTCGTTCGTTAGACAAATCCACTTACGGCAAATACGGATTCGCACCTGGCAAAGATGATATATTCTTAGCTGAATACGAAAAACCAGTATTCGCACAGAATATCTCTACAAACAACAACCCCCTATATCAGAAAAACGAATACGTTACTGAAAATGGTATGGGCATAACTAACCTTCCCGTTCACAAAATGTTCAAACTAACATAAGGAGGACAAAATGGCTTTAACACAATCAGCTTGGGCTGCTCCTAGTACAGTTAATGGACTTTCGGTTAGTTCTTGCACGGTGGTTTCAACAACAGCAGAAACAGATGCATACACACTTAAAACTCCATCATTCTTAGACCCTAAGAAACAGTGGAGTATGTCTTATAGTGCGTCAGCCACACCAGACGGTTCGGCTTTACCGCTTGATATTTGGTTCGGTTACAATGACAACTTTGTTCTTTCAGGACAGGGTGGAAGTGTGATACCCACTAATTCAAACGGTGGAAAATTCAAAGAAATATTTAACGATGTAGTATTAGCAGTAACTACTCTAAAGTATGTCTTTAACTTTGATCCCGATTTAGCGGTGGCAGATGTAGTAACGGTAGCGGCAATAGCAACAGGCCCGAAGGTTAAAATTCCAGTAGCTCCATATTATGTATTTAATCTTAACGGTGCTTCAACTTTAGCGGCAGTTACACACACATTCACAATTATACAGTAAACAAACGGGGGCAGAAATGCCCCCAATATTTAAGAGGATAAATTGTTAAATAAAGTTTTAGAGGTGGCATAGTGGCTGATTTTCAAGCCCGCATAATTAATTATGTTGTCGGTGCGAGCGATACCGCAGCAATGACCGATTATTTAACTTCGGGTGCGGCTGTCATAGTTGATAGATTGCCGATAGATAAGGCGTTGATTAACGCAACTACTGTGGCTGATTCGGGAAGCGGGGTAACGATAACGGGGAAAAGACTTATTAAAGCACACAAACTCAATTACAACGCACCTTTAATAGATTCGGGGATGGTGGCTCAAGTAATAGATATACTTTCAGTTTTTTATGCAACTGCCAAGTCCCCAAAATCGTATATATTAGGGACAAACTTACACGTAGTTCCTGGCGGCGGTACGGGAATAGTAGTTCCATATCCGACAGTATTATATTCTGCTACATCAATAACAAGTTTCCCATCAGAGTTAGTTGAAGCGGTAGTTTTATATGCGGCGATTAAAAGTTTACACCAAATTATAAACACCGAAATGACAACTAATATGGATGCGGTTACAGTAACAATGCCGACAGCACCAACTTTGGCATCTCCTGTGACTTATTCATATACAGATGCTTCGGGTACTACGGTATCTCAAACGACAGTAGGTAGTTTGGGAACTGCACCCAGTTATATTAAGCCTGTGGTGAGTTTAACTACCGCACCATCAGATTTAACTATAAGTGCGAGTGCTCCAACTGCACCTTCAGCACCAAGTTATCCAGATGGTCTGATAATTAAATCAACAACATCGGCGACTACGGTTGGAAGTTTAGATGCCGCACCTACGTATAGCGTGGGAGCACCTGCGAAACCTGTCTTTGTGGTAGCGTCAGGGACAGCACCAACAGCTTTAGGGACTCCAAGTATTACTTATGCTAATGCAAGCGTAGCGACTGCGGTGGTTCAGCCAATATTTTCAATAGCGGCTCAATTAACTACTTTAACGACTGAGCTAAATACTAATTACGATATAGAGTTTGCACAAGCAAAGATAAACGAAATTCAAGCCTTAATAGGCGAGTTTCAAGCAAACAGTACGAGTATATCTTCGATATTAGGACAGAACGCAAACAGAGAAACTGACGTAAACACACAGAACGCTATTCAAGAATTACAACAGGATGTTCAACAATATAGTGCGACAGTGAGTAGATATAGTTCTGAATTAGGGAAGTATAGTACGGATATTGACAAACAAGTTTCCGAGCACAACTTAAATTTACAAGCCTTTGTAAGAGACTCTACCTCTCAGATGTTTGACGCTTTAAATGCTTATAATAAAACTAATTCAATTTACCTACAGGAAACACAGCAGAAATTCGAGCAAGCTAAAACAACTGCACAGGAAGCGTCACAGAATGCACAACTAGAACAGAATGCAAGTAAAGAGCAAGCCTTACTTACGTTGTCTAAAGAGCATCAAGAATACGCATCTCAATTACAAAGATACATTGCACAGAGAGAAGATTTTAACACACAAGTAAACAAAGAAGTCCAAGAATACGGAAGTAATTTAGGTAAGTGGGATCAGCAAAGAAATACTGAGTTACAACAATACAACTCAGACATTCAAAATGCTCTCAATTTGTTCAATAAGGAATCAGTCATTTATGATTCAACTGTGAGAGAAGCATTACAAGAAGCGAATATGGATCAGCAGAGACTTCTTGATGATGCACAAAGAACTGATAACATTGCATTACAAAACGAAATCCAAGAGTCATCCACGAACATAGCGAATTTTAATTTGCGGGTGCAGGAATTTCAAAGCCGAGTTTCCAACTACTCATCAGAGATCAACGATGTGGTTCAAGAGTTTAATTCTAAAGTTGGGCAGGTTACTCAGAAGCACGAAGGACTATTAAAACAAATGGATTATTTACAAAAATTATATGAACAGGAGCTTACCCTACATCTTGGGTAAAATTAACTAGGATAAGTTATGGCAACAAGAGAAAAAATAAATTATAGGGCGAGTGTGATACCGAGAGAAGAGGTTGATTTAGCCGATGGAAGTGATATCTCTTATAATGTGCATTCGCAGGTTGACACAACCCCAAGTTCGGACATACTAAAAACTTATACAGATGGAGTCGGATATAAAAATACGATTGCGACTACAACAAGTTTTGTTGGGTTGAACTCTATGAGTTTAACAAATGCTCCTTCAGAGGTAGCCTTCTTATTTATCAAAATAATCTCTGCTGCTTCAAGTAGTACCCCTGACGTTAGGATGTTGTTTGACGGGGCCTCTACCCAAAATGAGATAAAGCTTAGGGGCGTAGGGGACTTTTGCGTAATCCCATTGCAGGGCAGTGTGCTTATAGCAGAGGTCAAACTAAAGAGTTCTGGCTCAACAACAATCGCAAATATAGAAATATTAGTAGGAGGTAATTAGAATGGCGAATGAAATAAGAATCAACTCGACACTTTTAACAGTAGTCGATAACGACATAGCAAATCAGGGAAGTGCAGACGGCGACTATACCATTAAGATGATAGATGCTCACGCAGTTAGAGAGTTCGGTGGTAAATATAATACTTTAACAGCTTACACCGATGCGGATATAGCGAGATACACAGGCTCAGTTGTTGCAGAGAACGGCTCTACTGACGGTTTAGATTCAAGTGGTTGGCAGGAAGGGGCAGGTGGCCCAACTTCAGGCGTGTTGCCAACGACAGTCCACGCAATCGCAGTCGAATACACAGCAGAATTAGGGACGGCAGGTAATGTGAGAGTCGCAATCAAACAGTCGGGAGAAACAGAATTAAGAATGGGAACTTTAGATTTGGGCGAATCAATAGTTATACCAATAGCAGAGGGGTTGCCTTTGGCTGAAGTCTTAATAGGTGCAGATGCTTACTCTAACGGGGTGCACGAAGCAACAATAAATGTATTAGTTGTAGGTGTATAATGACATTAGAACACATATATGACGAAGTTCAACAAATATTCCCAGACATAGGCAGGACTAAAATCTTACAAGATGTTAATGAAGTCCAGAAAGAATTTTGTCGTAGAAGCCAAATACTTACAAGTACGAGTAATGAAACTATCGTGGCAGACACGGTGGTTTACAATCTACCAAGTGCTTGCGGTGCGTTATCTTCGGTAATATTTAAGGATTCGGACGGTGCTATATTATTAGGGACAGACACATTACAATACGAAGTTAATCAAGGGACTATAACATTTAAGAGCTACTATAACCTAACAATAACAGAAATCCCATCGGGGATAAGTACGATAAGTTACTATTACGTTAAGATACCCACAGCGTTAGTAGAGCCGGCAACATCCGGCAGTTTAGTTTCGGGGACTGAATACACTATAAACAAATACATATCGAGTGATAGTTTTACTAATGTGGGTGCAAGTTCAAACGCTACCGATGTAACCTTCACATCAACAGGGACAACTCCAACGACTTGGAGTAATCTAAGCGTACTAAGTGCGACAAACACTTACACGCCTGAATTAGACAGTGAGTTTCATCAAGCGTTAGTTGATGGGTTATTCAAAAAATACTTTCCAATATATCCATCTTTGGATAGAGTTTTACAAGGTGGCGACACAATGAAAGTGAGAGACTTCCAAGCAGGCAGAGAGGCTTTGTTAAGATGGGAAAATTACATAGGCCAAGCGAAGAAATACGCTTACTTGGCAAGAGACAAAACACGAATTTCAACAATATATAGCGACTTTATACATTGAGAGAAACTTTAAGCATAACTAAATTTATCAGAGGACTGATTACTAACGTAGACTCTAAAGACATTCCTTCTGATGCTGGCTCTACCGGCACTCAGAACTTAGACCCAAACGACAACGGTAAATTGTCGGGTGCGTCTTTATATAGCGTGGTTGGTGCGGCAACAGCGATAGCAAATGGCAGAAATTTTGGGTTTATTGAAAGAAACGATGGTAAGTATGACCTAGTTAGCGCCAACAATGGCGACACAAAGATTGTGACTGATTTCTACGAGGTTGTGGGTGCAAACTCCACCACAGACACAAGTGCCGACAGTTCTAAGTGTGTTATGATTAGTAGAGAAGAAGCTCATGTGGGTTGTGGGACGGGCAATAAAGCTAGGTGGAGTGGATATATAAGACATAATCAATTCAGCGTAGGGCCACTTACTTCGGGTAGTTTGGTAACAGGCACGGAATACACCATTGTGTTGTTTGTCTCAGGAGATGACTTTGCTAACGTAGGTGGGACTAATGTGACAGGTAACACTTTCACGGCGACAGGTACAACGCCTACAACTTGGAGTAATTCAAGTCAATTAAGAGCCACGCTGACTCACGCCAATGCGGATTGCGTTAATAACTTTCTTCCCAAAGCATCTGCGGCTAATGGCGACTGCTATATAGATACGGTGGCGGGTGTGGGGGGAACGACAGACAACGCTTTCTTCGAAACGGGGACGACATTTTGGTATGCGTTAGTGCCTGTCTATGATGGGTTCCAAGAAGCTCCTTTCGTGGATTACGGACTTTTTTACCCATCACCGTTTAATGGCGCACTAGAGAAGTATGCAGGCGTCCCAACTCACGAATATGTAAATATAGATGTTTTTGTGAAGAACGGGGCCACAAGTATAAACAAAAGAATTAGTGCTTTCAATCTTTATAGATCACAGTCTGATAGTGGGTTCGCAGATAGAGGATCACACACACTGATAGAAACGATAGACATAAATGCTACGTGGCTATCAAGTGGGTCTGACAAACACATAGTTGTAAGGGACTACGGAGAGACGGGAGTAACCTTTGAACGTAATAGCGGACTACCCGAATCAATCTACACAACTGATGTTAAATATACCATTAGTTGCGAAATAAATAATTTTCATTTTGTAGGCGATTGTTTACATGACAATCTCACAAGTGATGACGGGGCACATTTATTATTCAGATCAAAGGCTTTTAGATACGATACATTTGATTGGACTGCTGATTTTCTAAGATTGCCATTCGTACCAAAGGCTTTAGCTGGATACAATGGGCGAGTGTACGCTTTCACTAACAATAAAATTGCAAGAATAAATCCCGAAGGATTCTATGTAGAAGATATTTACGAGGGTGCGGGATGTGAGTCTCAACAGGGGGTGGTGGTAACAGAGTTCGGAATGTTCTTCGCTAACAGTCAGGACTGCTACTCACTTATAAATGGCGATATTTCAATCATCTCAACGCCAATTAAGAACAACTGGCAAAGTGATTCAAGCGGGAACACGGTGGCGATTACTTATGATGGGCAGACAAATCAAGTTGTATTCGGCATTCTGTCGTCAAGTGGCGGTAAGGCATATTGCTACCACACTCCTCTTAAACGATGGGACTTTTTAAGTTTACTTTTACCTAACGATACACCAACTGGACTATTTAGTGGTAAAGATGGTGAGAGTCATACTGCTGGCCCTGCTTCGGCAGATGGTGGTATTTATCAAAACTTTGGTCACGCCAACGAAAGAGCGTGGACTTGGATTTCGCCAGAGTACGATTTTAACGATCCATCTCAAAAAAAGATGTTTGACAAAGTAGAAGTAGATGATTCTACTGGAACTAGCACGGTTACATTCGGAGTCGATGGTGCAACCCCAACAACTGCGATAGCGAGTTTATCTCACAACAGAAACAAAAGCATACAGATTAAAATAATTGGTAGTACCGGGTCTACGGGCGATGTTACGGACTCAATGAGTATCGTTCACAGAACAATGGTAGGTAAGCGTTGAGAAAATTAGCATACAGTCGAGGCGACACAAATAGAAGTTTTGAAGAAGTGTACCGGTTACTCCAAGAGTTATACGAAAAAACTGACGGGATTGATTACGGGTTTAATAAGACAACAGGCAAGGCACATTTAAGGATTAAGACTAAAAAAGGGTGGTATGAAACATTCACGGATGGATTCCAGTTAAGTGGAAATTCACCAGGAACACTTTTGTCAGACACCATTGGCAGTGCAGATTTAATTGCACCTAGCATACCAAGTAAAGCTGCCGGCACAGTCACCTATGGAATACCCGCAGACTTTGGCGTTGCAGTTTACAATTTCAAAATTACTGTGGGCGACACCACCGCCAATATATTATCTATACCTGCCGGATATTTATTAGAAGGAATCGGCGTTGTGGTGACTACGCTATTTGACAATGCGGCGACTATTACTTTCTCAGACGGAGTAACTTTAATGCCTACATCAGCAATAGATTTAACAGCAACGGGTCATGTAGATCATCCCGTTTGGAAACACTACACTTCTGCGGACACATTAGCATACACACTCGCCAACAGTCCAACGGTAGGCGTGATGAGAGTATTTGTAAAACTATTAAAAGTGACTAAGTAAAGATTTTGCTATTCACATTATTTTCTGGTAAATAGATATGTTTTTAGATAGGAGTTAGTATGCCACATCAAGTTACAAGTACAACTGAACAAGACTTTGATCCCAGTGGGCAGTTTAGAGCAGGTGGGGATGGTCACACTAACCTGCCAAGACCCTTGACTATAAGACAACAATTTGACAATAGACTAGCCGAACTAAGCGATCCGAATAGCGAATTATATCGCAACGCCGAAGTTGGACTATTGCAATTGTTAAACCAAACATCACCAACGGTAGCTACTTTGACATCAGCACAACGAGCCGGTGGATTGAGTGTCGGTTCTGCGAGTGCGATAGGTAATAAGCAAAGACAAGCATCGGAGTTAAAGAACCGAGACAAAGCGGCTCAAGGTGCGAGTGCGTTATTCCAGAGAAATCAAGGACTCATAAATGATATCCTTGGGAAGTCTGCCAGTTACGACGTTAGACTTAAAGAACTTAACGAAATGAAACGACAATTTGACAAAGAAATGGACGCTTCGTTCTGGGATAGCGTAGTGACTGGGCTTATCGGAGTTGGTTCAATATTTCTTTCCCCCATATCGACTGTAGCTGGTGCGGTATCAGGTAAGGACAGTGCAGGAACGGGCTATATGCAGTCTCGGGCGAGTTTTGAAAACCGAGATTTATATGAAGATGAGATTAACGATGCTTCAACATTGCGTTGGGGATAGGAGAAAACGATGGCATATAAATATACATTTGGACAGAACTTCTTAGACACGGTTCTAAGAATACAAGACAGAAACCAAAAAGCAGGACAGTTTGACCGTGAACTCGCACAGAGAACTAAGCAACAGGGATTGTTGCGGATATTTAATAATAGGAAGGCCGAAACTGACCAATTCGAAGCCGAAACAGACCGAACACACAAAGAATGGCTTCGTGAACAAGAAGAAACAAGATTGGATACAGGAGAACAGCCTGTTTTTGAGACATCAGATGGTCAAATTTTTGGATATGACGAGAATGGGAATGTAGACTTTAGCAAAGCTCTATTCACACCGCCCAAAAAAAGCGGAAACAAGGTAGAGCCAAAACTTAAATCTAAATCAACGGACTATAACTATAAATTCCAAAAACTTGATGCTCAGAACAAGCAAGATTACCAGTCAAATAAACAAAGGTTATTAAGGAAGTGGCACGAAAAGGTGGACTTGGGCGGGAACGAAGGTGGTGGCACTAGATCAGTAGATAAGTTGTTCGAGTACGTCAAAGAAATTGGCGATGAATATGTAAAAAACAAAAATAATCTGAATCGAGAAAAAGATTACTATAACGACAAACTACTGACAGATGCAGAAGATTACGACAAAGAAAGTGGCAGAGATATTAAGAGCATATTAGAAAATTCACAACTTAAAGAAAGAGTCAAAAAAGTTGGCCCAGAACAAGCAATAAATGAGTTTGAACAAATGAACCCAAATTTAACTGATGCGGAGATAAGATTCATTAGAGACTATTACGGTATCACAAGTGGCTAAACAGAAACGAAACTTTAATTTTGAAGATAAGCCCAAATGGAATTTTGACTTTGTGGAGCAAGAATCGCCCCAAGAGCCAGGGCAATCGACAACAAGGCAAGAGATTCTAAGACCGCACATATCTCTGGCACAGGCAATGGTTGACGATGCTACGGACGCCTTAGACGTTGAGAAAATTGACTTAGGACTTAGTGAGGTTTCTCGTCTTTCACAAGAAGAACCAGAAAGACCATTTATCCACGAAACAGAAAGAGATGAATTTGGTGCGTTAAAGCCAAGAAGTCGTACGGCAGACCCGTTTACTCAAGGACTCGCAGGTGGAATATTAAGTGGTTTCGACATTATCGCACAAGAATACGCCAAAGAGATTGAGTTTGAGGAACCACCTGTTCAAACAACTACGGGCAGTGAATTTGGCGACAAAGCGTTAGGTGCTGTGGGCGGACTCGTAGGTATATTACCTTCGTTTTTAGTCGCAGGCGGTGTGGTGAATAGTCTAAAATTAGTCAAGAATCTTTCTAATCCGTTATTGAAAAGAGTCGTGAGTGGTGCGTTGACGTTCCCGTTAGCATCAAGTCCCGAATCTATTGCTAGATTAGCTACGGGTGAAAATGTAGGCGAAGTTGCGAAAAGTATTGGCGAAGAGACTTTATTTGGTGCTTTATTTGGTGCTTTACCACCCATTATGAGAGGGAAGAAACTCAAGAACACAGTAAGCATTGTCGGTGCTGGGGCTTTGGGTTATAGTATGGCAGAAATTGAAGGCGGTGATCTGCAAGATAAAATAATAAATACAGTTCTTTTAGCGATAATGCACGGAGCAAGACTTATCACGCCTAAATCTCCGCTATATGATAAGAAATTAGACCCTAAATATAATAAGAAAGTGGCAGAGGGATTAAAGTTAATTGATGAAGAAGTTCTCAATTCATTAGACCCGAAGAATGCACAGATTGTCTTGGATAAGATTATAGACTCAAAGACTCCCGAAAAGACAGTAAACAAAAAAGGAGTCGTGCAATACAAGGACAAGCAGACTAAGAAAGTTATACCGAAAAAAGAAGCTGAATCGATAATAGACAAAGTTGCACTCCGAGATATAGTCAAAGAGACTATTGAGATAGAAAATATCAAAGAGACGGGCAAGCCATTAGTCAAGGAATCCACAAAGCAAGCAGAAAAACCACAAGTCAAGGCAGAGAAACCTACGACAATAGAGACTGCCACTGAAACCATATTTGAGTTAAAGGAAGTTAGAGAGCATCTCACTCCGGCAGAAAAGACCAAGAACACCAACTTAATCAAACTTGAAGTCAACAAGTTAAAAAGTCAAGGCATAGACGCTCGTTATGAAGACGGCAAATTATTCATCAATGGTGAACGAGTAACCAAGCCAAGAGTCAAAGGTGTTAGAGCCGAGATTGAAGATGCGACAAACCCGAAAGCGATAGAGTCATTTGAGAAGTTAAGCGATAAGGAACAGGCAAGGCAAACCGAACTATCTAAATTCGTTGAACCGAAAGATTTGCCGGACGGGATGGGCAAAAAGGCTTTGGCGAAAGGTCAAGCAGATATTAAGGCTGATGCGGGAAGAGAGTTGTCCAAAGAAGCACAGTTAGTTCGTGAGGCTGGGTTAGAGAAATTAAAGGAAGGGCATCAAGATAGAAGTGGCGAGTTTGTCCCGAAAGAAGAAGTTGCTAAAATTGTTGACGAAGCGATTAAGCCCAAAGAAAAGTCTTTTGTCGAGAAAGAGGGTATAACAAACGATATTAAGTTGGGTGAAAGTGCGACAGAGCATTTAATCTCAGAGAAGAATGGCAGAAAATTTATAGTCAAGAAAGGCCCAAGAGGTAATATTATCGAGCAGATAATCGAAGAACCCAATGGGCAAAGAATGATAAAGGGATTGGACGACAATGGGAATATCTTTTTCGAGGGGGAGGGCAGAACTCTACAATCAGCATTTGACGCTTTTGATAAAATATTCCCCAAAGAAAAACAACCTCAAATCGAAAGAACATCCGCAGGCGACCAATTCCTATTAGAAACTGGCAAAATCGAAATTCCTAAAACCGCAAAAGATGTCGGCAAGGGCAAGGGTGCTGAAGGTACTCCGTTGTTTGAGCAGAAGAAAGTGGACAAGGGACAGTTGGAGTTGAAGTCGGAGAAGCCGAAAGCCGAGACTAAAGCAAAGACAGTAAACATAGCCACATTAGATCAATTAAAGAACACCAAGCAATGGCTTGAGTCCCAAAAAGACACGCCGTCAGGTTTGAATGGGCGTGAGACTAAAATACTTAGCAAGGTTAATAAGGCTATCAAACAGAAAGAAACTGTCAAACCACAAGAATTGTCAAACGAATTAGCCGATATAAAGAAGAATAAACCCAAGCAAACGGACACGGTTAAAATAACATTTGAAGATGGCAAGAAAACCACTATGCCAATTAAGGACTTGGACACTATACCCAAGAACTTAAAAATCAAAGATGTAGAATATGGTACGACAAAGGGTGGTAAGTTTGTCTCTGGCGAGTTCGTGAAATTTAGGACTGTCGAACAAGCCAAGAAGAATATAGATGCGTTCAACAAAGAGAATTTAGGCAGAGCGAATCTAGGTGTCGACCCGTCAGTAGTGAAAGATTATGTAGTCGTGGGTGCGAAACACTTAGAGAATGTAATTAGAGGCGGAGTCAAGAAAGCCCAACAATTCAAGGAATGGTCTAAGCCGATGCTGAAAGACTTCGGGCAGAAGATTAAGCCACATTTGTTGAAAGTTTGGGCGGGGATTAAGAAGGCATACGGGAAAAAGTTAATCGAGTATTCAGAAAAGAATCCATTCTTAAAAACTTCCAAAGTAATCGAGGGTGATTTTGAGTCGGGGTTTGAAAATAAAATCACACCGGAAACAAAAACAAAACCAAAGACTCCAAGTTCTTATGAAAAATTAAAAGATGATTGGTTTAGTAACAGAGATTGGGAATCTCACAAAGCGAACGTAGAGGCTAATAATTTTCAAGGGAATATTCAAAACACCATAAGGAGCAAGCCAACATTCAAATCGGGCGACAGATTCAAAGAACCATTAAGATTGAAGTGGGAGAAGGAATGGCAGGATATTGACCAAGCAATTCACATACACTTGGACTTAAAGGCGAATCCGTCTCATCTGGCGAAGTATTATGACAAACTCACAGTCGAACAAAAACGAATCGTAGATATAGCGCAGAACTTAACGCCAGAGCAAAAATCCATAGCGGACAAAATTAGCAAGGAATATGACAAGGTTGGGAAGTTGGCATTGGCGTCAGACGTGATTAGAAATACTATTGATAATTATGTGGCTAGAACGTGGGACATTAAGGGCAAGGGCGGTGCAGAGTTTTTCAGAAAGTTCGGCGTTTCAACTAGACACGCCAAGCAACGAGTTTATGAAACGATTTTAGAGGGGCAAAGCAAAGGGCTTGAATTACTAACGAAGGGTGCTTCAAATAATCTGGCAACATTAAAAACAGAAATAAACAACGCCATTGAAAGCAAAAGGTTAATCAAAGAGGGGCTGAAGCTCAAAGACGAAAATGGCGAAAATATTTTTTCACTCCAAGATCTTGATGGGTATAAACAAATCGAACACCCGAATTTCAAGTGGTGGAAATTCAGAGGCAAGGTTAATGAAGCAGAAGCACAAGGGAGAAATTTCGTTATAAATAAAGACGGGACTGTGTTGGAGAAAGTCCCCATTTACGCACCGGAATCAATAGCGAAAAACTTGAACAACATACTAGGTCAGTCAAAATTAAAGGGTGTGCCTGGTGTTGATTTTCTTACAAAGTATAATGCAGCAATTAAAGCGACAATACTTCAGACATCTTTATTCCATCACCAAGCATTTGCGAGATCATATATGTTGGGCGGTGCGGTGAAGAAGGGGAATATTAACCCCGTCAAAGCATACGCCGAAGGATTAAAAGCTATAAAAGAACAGAAGCCCGAAGTTGAGTTGTTGGTTAGAAATGGTTTAACGCTTGGTAGGATTCAAGATTGGAGTGAGGTTTTACTACAACAAAAATCTTCGTTAGGTAAAATATTAGACAAGAATAAAGTTTCGAGAACAGTTAAAGATAAAATATTACTATTCCAAGAAAAACAAGCACACTCTTTGTTTGCAAAGTTTGGGGCAGGGTTAAAAGCGCAGGCAGGTTTGTTGGAATATAGAAAATCGCTAAAAGAGAACCCAACACTAGAGCCTAACGCTAGGGCAAAAATGGTCGCTAATTTAATCAACGAGGACTTTGGCGGTCTGCACTTACAAAGGTTGGGCAGAAACCCGACACTACAACATATATTTAGATTGTTAGCACTCGCCCCCGATTGGACTGAGAGCAATGTAAGAACTATGGTCAAGGCGGTTAAGTCTGGTGAAAAAGCAGAGACACAGCTATACCGGCAGTTTTGGGGAAGAATTATAAAAAGGGGAATGCTCACTACTACTGCGTTAAACTTTTTGATAGCGGGGTTCGACACGGAAGACGACAACGGTAAGGAAATATCATACATAGATGCGGTTAAACGAAGATATAAAAAGGCTTGGGACAAAGGATATTTAAGGTGGTTGATGGTCGATGTTACTCCGGTTTATAAAGCGATAGGTGGTGGTGAAGGCAAGAGATCATACTTCTCAATATTTGGTCACTTTTTAGATCCGGTGAAGTTTATAGCCCATCCAGTGAGGTCGGCGAAGCACAAATCAAGCGTAATTGGCAGGGCGGCATTCGAGGCTCTCATGGGGACTGATTGGAGAGGTAGAGAGTTTACTAATTGGGACGAGCTTGTGGGTTTGGATGATAAGGGCGTTTACAAAAGCAATAGAAAGGGCAAGTATCAAAAGGGTGATCCGAAAGGCGGTAAGCTGGCAGGACAACTAACAAAGTTTAGTTTGGGTGGTGGAGGTGCTGTTGAGTACGGGCAAATCCCGTCATACTTAGCGACACAGGGAAGGCAATCGCTCCCCATACAACTACAAAGTATGTGGTCGTGGTTAAGTGGCGAAATGGACGGGCTTAACGCTATGGCGAAAGGATTGGGGTTCCACCTAGCAGTTACAAAAGACGTGAAACAAGAACAAGAGAAACCGAAAGATTTTGAATTTAATAAAAGCAAATCTAAGAGGGAATTTAATTTCTAATTGAGGAGAAAATGAAAAAACTAATCATTCTTTTAATGTTAATAGCAGGGGTTGTGTGGGGACAGGGTAGAAATATACTTGACGCTAACAACTCAAGCACAACGGTGGTGGGTTCGGCTGCCGTGTTCACTGGCACAGCAAGAGACTTACTGAAAAGTGGACATAAATGGTCATCCATTTCTGTTTCCGCCTACCACAATCACTCATCGGGAGTGAATGGAACTTTGGTTATAAGGTTCGGCACTAACGGGACTAATTGGGTGCAAACGCACTCTTACACAATCGCCACAGACACAGAATATCCGGTGATTACTATACCGACTACGAGTAGATATGTGCAAGTGGTATTTACTAACGGGGGGGAGATTCAAACTGCGTTCAGGCTAACTACTATTCTAAACGAACAGGATTTAACTTCTACCGTTTACGCTGACGATGCAGATTGGGTGGATTCTTTTTCACCGCACACTTTGACGGGTGGATTGTACCAAAGTTCGCCACAAACAGTTACGAATGGAGATGTAGCACCATTCCAAATAGATGTTAATGGTAATCTTATTGCTAATGTGACTTCAACAGCTTCGGCTTTGGGTAACGGGACTTTCGGTTACGGTACAAACGCCATTACAAGTATTGAAGTGCTGGCATCAAGTACAACTTGTAAAAAAGTAACAATAACTAACAACACCGCCGGAGAGTTCATTTGGGTGGGTGGTGATAACTCTACAACATCGAGCAACGGTTATCCGTTAGCATACTTGGATTCATATACTATTACAGTATCGAATCTCAATAAAGTCTGGTTAATATCAGACGGAACGAGTGTTGACATTAGATACGCATACGAAAACTAAGGGAGATAAAATGAAAAAAATACTTTTCTTAATATTATTTATTTCCTCTTTTGCATACGGTAGGGGCGGAGATGTAAGTAGGGCTTCTAGATGGACGCTAATTAGCGCAACGGTCTTAGAGTCTATTTATGATGTAAATGTCGGTGCTGCGGCGACAGACAATACAATCAAGACCTTTAAGATAATTGGTGACGCAGATTCAGACGGTGGAGCGACTACTTCAGAGACTATAACTTTAACTCTAACCGGAGCGTCCGACCCAACTGCCGCCACGTGGGGGTTTACCTCTACTCAATCTGCGGGATATACATTTGATAAAACAATCAATCTTAGCGGAACATCGTCAAGCATTTTAATATTGGAAACGAATAACTCTGCTTCCGCACCAAGTCTCACATTAGACGGTGATAATTCTGGATTTTATTCAAATTTAGACAACTCTATAAATGTGTCGATCGGCGGTGCAGATAAGTTCGGGTTTAGCGGTAATTTCTTCAGTGGTGCAGCCGCTAGCTCAATGAAGTTGGCTAGGTATGCTTCAACTGCGACTGTGCCTGGGATAATGCCAAATCAGCAAGATGCGACTAACGGTATTGGGGGCGTGTCAGCCACGTCTGTTGATATAATTATGAGCAACGTGAGCATATTAAAAGCGACTGATACGGGGATAGCTGTGGTAGGCACAGCAACCGTTTCGGGCGAAATAGGGTTTGATGCACAGCAGACAATTACACTTGGGTCATCAGCAACAACTTTTGCCGCAACAAGAAACATAATTACAGTAACAGGTGATGCTTCAGGAAATACAGTCGCTTCAGTAACAGGTGCGTTGGTTGGTACATACATTTTTATTTTTGTTGATAATTTAGTAACATTCACAAATACAGATGGTCATACATCCGACACATTTGATTTAGTAGGTGGCAGCAATTTAACTTCCGCAGACGATTTAACACTAACACTGGTTTATGATGGGACGAGTTGGTACGAGACGGGCAGAAGTGCAAATTAAAAAGGAGATAATATGAAAATACTAATAATAATAATGTTCTCAGTCCTCCTCTTTGCAGGACAAGCAAGGTGGGGCGTAACTGCTTATGATACAAACTTTAACCAACGAGCCGGAAGGGATGTTGTATTTAATTATTCTGGTCAGGCGATTACTATAGCCGGAATAAAAACCATCACAGCAGACCAACACGACTTTATTTATACCGGAGTCGACAGTGTGGTAAATGGTGTAATTTATTATCAAATTGAACCGATACCGTTCTGGCCTGACCCGTTAGTATGGGTTAGGATTGACGAAACAATACACGTCCACGTTACAGAGTGAAAGTAAAGTAAATATTTTTTGATTGGATGCAGATTAATAGGATATAACGATGTTAGAGAGACTAAGAGAATGGACAGTATTACCCGTGAATGGATTTGTGTTTGGTATATCATTCACGGACTTAGAAAGCATATTAAAAATTATTCTCTTAACCGCATCAATAATCTACACGGTTATTAGCATAACACATAAAATCAAAAACAAAAAGAGGTAAAAATGGAATGGTTAGCTGAAAATTGGCTTGTCGTTGTCACTAGCGTAGTTACTATTGCTTCAGTGATTGTAAAAATAACACCTAACGAAACAGACAACAAGATTTTAGAAATAATTATTAAAATCTTTGAGAAGTTAGGACTTAACACTCCTCCGGTCAAGCCAAAAAATGATTGACATTGAGCCCAAAGGCTTAGACTCACCAAAAAGGGAACTGCCAAAAAAACTCGACAAACTTAAAGAAATCTATCAGAAACCTACAATTAAGATAAGCATATTGGCTAGAATTGGTTATTGGATAGAATCTAAGATAGTTGACATAGCTGTAAAAGTAGTAATGAAGTCAGTTCCCTATTGGGTTTGGTTATCACTTGTCGGTGGACTTGTTCTGGCTATCGTGTTGTTATCATTGTGAGATACAAAAAAGCATTTGATTTCATGCTTGAAAACGAGGGGGGCGACTCATACCATCCCAGAGATAAAGGGAAAGGCACTCGGAACGGTGTCTCTGTCGTTTGGCATCCTATAATTTATTATAAATTATTCAAAGCCAAATCAAAAGCTGCAGTAAGTAATATCCTATTCTATTTTTATCTAAAGAAGTTCTGGGATCCTTTATACGATAAAATCAAGAATGAAGAGATAGCAATAAGATTATTTGACGTGGGTGTGAATGTTGGTAAACGTACTTCTGTGAAAATCATACAACGAACTGCCAATGGTGTAGGATGTGACTTAAGAGTAGATGGTAAATTCGGATGCTTGACGTTGGTGGCCATTAACCGATTCGCACCCATTATATTTTATGCACAATTCAAATCTTTAATTAGACTCCACTACGAATCCCTAGATGATTATGATGTATTTGGGCGGGGATGGATTAACCGACTTAATAAAAAGATCCCCGAAGACTTCACGATACATGATTGGATGAAAATTTAATCACAAACATGAATTAAAATGACTACAACAGGAATCTTTACTATTCATCATAAAGAGATAATCTTTGATGAGTATAACGAACCGTATTATCTTCTTCCGATTGGAGACATCCACAGATTTGCACCCTTATGTGACGAAGAAAGGTATTTAGATTATTTAGAGTGGGTTAAGACTAAGAAAAGAAAGCTAATTTTAGGCATGGGGGATTATGATGACCTGGCTTCAACTTCAGAAAGAATGATTCTCAGCAATAAGAATCTGCACGAGTCAACCATTGAAACATTAGATGACTTCTATAAATCTCAAACTGATAAATTCATTGAGGAGTGGAAACCCTTTAAAGATGATGTTATTGGATTAGTAGAGGGGAATCATTATGCTGAATTAGTAGGTGGGTTTACTTCAACTCAATATATGTCAAGTCAATTAAGCTGTAAGTATTTGGGGGTCTCTTCATTTATTCGTTTATCCTTCAGACAGAAGAACAGAAACGCAAAATCCAAAGTAGATATTTGGGTACATCACGGCAAAGGCGCAAGTAAGAAGGTGGGTGGCTCACTTAATAGAGTTGAGGACATGGCTATGGCTGCCGATGCTGATATTTACTTAATGGGACACGACCACAAAAAGAGTGCAGCATTCATCACCCAAATGAAATTAGGACAGGGCGGTGGTCATTTGAAGTTAAGGCAAAGCAAAAAACTACTCGCAAGGACAGGCTCGTTTTTGCAGAGTTATGTTGACAACAAAAAGTCTTACATAGCTGATGCCTGCATGAGCCCGTCAGATTTGGGATCAATTAAAATAGAACTTACACCGAGACAGACAGCGAAAAAAGACGGTGGGTTAGACTACATAGACATTCATGTAAGTATATGAGGCGAAATGATAGAATGGGAAATTATAACAATAGATAAATATAACATTGAAGAGAAAACGACAGTAAGAACCAACATGGATTTGAACGAAGTAATTGAATGCTTAAACCTAGTCAACAAAACAGATAAGAAATTAAGTTGCGCCCGTAATTTAACACCGAAAGAGGAACGTGGTATACCCGAAGGGATATAGATTATTAAAGACTCGATACAGTTTTCCATCTGATTCCTTGCAAAACAGTTCATTTTCAACATTACGTTCCAGTAATGGAGGGGGATGGCTTATAGAGAGAGAAGAGGGGGTTAGAGAGATGGGTAGATTATACTCAGGGGGATCTACTGGACGATCCTATGATACAATGTAAGTATTTGCTAACACTGACTCATATAGTGCCTTAGGAGGGCTCTGTGGAGCTTGTGGGCGGCTATAAGGCAATAACGTAAGCTATTCTTTACAAATCACTGCCATAATGGAAAATATAAGGGTATAACCTTTTTATACTGGAAAACATTAAGGGTATAACCTTTTTGCTTCAGCAAGTTGGAAATTCAATATAAACCATAAAAGTTAGGATTATTATAATGGCTATTTTCATCACTGATGAGTGCATTAACTGTGGTGCGTGCGAACCTGAATGTCCCAATACAGCCATCTATGAAGGCGGAGCTGAGTGGGAACTTGAAGGAAAGAATTACGGCGATGGTGATGCTGCACCATCCGGTGCCGGAAAATTCTATTCAGATGAATTCTTCTATATAGTCCCAGATAAATGTACTGAATGTAAAGGATTTCACGACGAGCCACAGTGTGCTGCTGTCTGTCCTGTTGACTGCTGTTTGCCGGATCCGGCCAATGTAGAAACCGAAGAGGAACTTTTGGCGAAAAAAGATAAGCTGGACGAATTAGGAAGATAAGAGTATAAAAATATTTTTTATATCTCCAACGAATCAAAACCTCTTTCTTCAAATAGAGGTATAGGTGAACCTATGGGTATACCCCGTAATAGTAGTAGTAATAGTAAAAGTAATAGTATTGACAACAGTAATAGGAATGATGAGAAGTGGAGTATTAATGGCATAGAAAGCAACTCTTGAAAGAAGAAGTGTAACAATTAAGTTACTACCAATAATTTGCACTGAGGCTGCATTAAGCAATTATTCAAGTATCTTAAATAAAGAACATGTCTAAATTTATTAAATACAATTTAGTATCTGTGGGATAAATCAGGTATATCGGGATGGTGCACAATGCAAGGATTGCAAGGATGATTGGTCTTTGCCCGATACGAAATCAAGTTTATAAAGCACTTTTGGAGGAGTTTTGCACTTGGAAATTGAACAAATAATCTTTTCTAGAGCTGTTTTCAAAGAAAACGGAGGACATTCATTGAGGACTTTTGCCCTTTTCTTCTATATAATACATAGTCAATCGTGCTTACGGAGCTAGATTCATAATCTACTTCCGTAAACTGGATTGGCTTTTTTTTATCCAAGCAATTATAAAACCTAAAGTCTTTGGGATGATGGGGAGTATCTGATTCAACAACATAACAAATTGAATGAAAATTGGTAAGTATAAATTAAGCCCTGTCGTAACAGGCAATCCTCTTTACTCACTTCGTTGAGGTTTTGGCTTTTTTGAGCTTACAATACTCTTTATTGGGTTTTGGAAGTGCTGCTACCTCTAATTTCGGGAGCATCATTGGGATGGCTCTAGGCTTAACGCCATACTTCTCAGCGACCACTTCACATATTTGTTCGCAGCTTAAACTTGAAGTTATAAACAATCTCAGATATTCCTTTTTTATCGCATCTCTAACTTTTTGCGCCTTATCTCTAACTTTTTGTGTCTTTGGGTAGACTTTTGACGGGGTTGGCACATTTCTCGGTATCAAATCTTTTAAGTCAATATTATTCTTTTTAACCCACTTCATGAATAATCTCCTTTCTTCACTCTTAAAGTGGTATAGACATAAACTTCTTGAATAGCCCTCTATGGGGGTAAGGCAGTATATGGTTATGCGAGGAATCGAGCCGAGACAGCCATGCACTGCTATTTTATCTCCTGAACATCTGGGACACCGCATATCTACTCCGTAATGTTATCTGCTAGTTTGTCAGATAAACAGGCAAGCCTTGATAATATCTTTGCGTGTATTTAGGCATAGGAGGAAATCGTTTCATTTCTCACTCCAAGTATTAGGAAATTCGTCTAGGTCGATTATTGGTTCTTTGAATGCAAGTCCGATTAGTCTGTGAGCTTCTTTCAGTTCCTTAAATGTTCCGAAGTATGACAAAACATCATTCTTGAAATTCGTGTGGCTTTCCGGCTTACCGTCTAAATAATAAACCTCAACTATCCCAAACTCACGTATCTCTCTATGTCCGTCATTGTCTAAATTGTGGGTGATTACTGCACATCTGTAATTCCAAGTCATTTTATCCCCCTTACAAGCCCGACAAATAAAAAAACGCCAAGGAGAACGAATTCCCAATGACGCTCTAAAAGTAAAGAATTAACTTTACATACTGGATAGATAAAGATAACCTTTTCTTTATAGCAATTCAAGTAATTTCTCACAATCAATTCTCCTTTTGTTTGAGGAATTCTTTCCACTTCAATCTATAATGGTGGATTATTGCGATAAGGTCAGCCCGTGAGTAGATCCTAACCTCGTTGCCTTTGTGTCTTAATTTATCTGCTGTGTTCTCGCCATACAGAGTGTCGATATATTCCTTATGCTTGGCTTCCTCGCCCTTCCCGTATTCGTTACAGGCTCTGCATTGTGCGTTGCAGTTAGTTTCTTCCCACCTAGTAGCTCGTTTATCACGTTTGATAAAATGACCGTTATCCATTTCTTTCCAGAGTGATTCTTTCTTACAAGTGCAGCACCTTACAACGCCGTAATCGTTTGAATCTCTTAGCCGGATAAATTTACTGAAATCCCTGTCAGCAACTTTCTCTAAATCTCTATGCGACATCTGGCTTAATGATTTACGTTTAATCGGCATATATCTCCTTTCCTTTAAGAAAACAATTATTTGGTAAAAGTCAAGCTATTCCTCAAATAGTCCCTCTTGATATTCGGGGGAAGTGTTTGTGGCACAGTCCGGTGATTTCAACCTCCGTTTCCATGAATAGTTTCTTTCCCAACTGCGTCATTCCGATACCTTACTCCGTTTGGCGAAGTGAGAAATCGTGCCGAGTTGGGTATGCTCTTCGGTTTCCACTCGGCAAATTTATCGTTATAGTATATGAAATACTTTGAGCCGGGCTTACCGCCTTTCTTTTCTTCTTTATGGTGGTCAATCTCACCCCTGTGAAGTGCATTCCTAATTGCGTAGGTCGCACAGCCCTTGACTTTACACGCCTGTTTAACTGTTAGTAGCATAATGACCTCATTTAATTACTATCCTCCTTCACCGATCGAACAACAGAGCTGCAATTACCACTGTCTATATCAGGTCTGATGTAATCATCGACTTTACAATAATGAGTCAACCCTTTGTCGCTTGGCTCCCTACGTTTTGACATAGTTAATTTAAGCCTCTTTCTCCCGTCATTGCCGACTTTTATATGATGCTCAATTGATAAGTAGAATAATTCAACGTCCATGTCAATGTTAAAAAACAGGCCGTGCTGTCCTTGTATCTCTTTGATATAAATTCCATGTGCGTATTTATTGTCTGGCATAGATGCTCCTTTTTATTAAAATAAATAGTCCATTAAAGCTTCGTGGAAGAAATTCGAATCGTCACTCAGCTCTTCAATTTGTTCATCGGTCATTCCCTTCCCGTCATATTCTGCACTAATTATATAAGCACCACAATAATCTGGGTAATCTTTCTGGTCTATGCCGTCGAACTCTATATTTCTTACTTTTAATAAGTCCATATTTACTCCTATATTGTTTGGTATCGTATATTTAATTAAAGGTTAATTATCTTCTGCCCGTTCAAAGGCTTTCTTTTTCCCGCCCAAATATGCTTTTTGCAATGGTGTCTCTACGGACAAATCAAGATTGGTGTGTCCGTCACGATACATCTGGATGCCTTTTAGCTCTGCGAATATTTTTTGACTTTCAATGTCTGTTTTCTCTGCCATTTTTTTTAATTTAAAATATAAGGCCATTAAATCTCCTGGTGTCTATTTCTTTGTAATAGTTGTCTATAAATCTTGTCACAAATGGCTTGCCTGCTTCTGCGTGGCGTATACCTCTGTTGTGTATTAGATAGTCATTTTCTTCTGCGGTGTATTGATAATCCCCATAATCTACGGAATCCCCCTTGCTTAACTTCTGGACATAAAAGTAATAATTAGAGTCTCTTGATAACCCTTTGGCTTCCGCTTCCCTCTCACCTATATCGTTTGCTTGGCTAATTAGTATAATCGGTATTTTTAATTTCTGTGTCATTTGTTTGAAGAATCTCGTCAAGTAATTTAGCTCGTCTCGCCTTTGTCCAAACTTTTTGTAAGAGTTTATCAGCATCAAATAATCGACCACTATTAGTTTAATCCCATATAGCCGTTTTAATTCTTTTGCTTTGTTGTATATCTGAATCTCGTCATAAACGTCATCAACGATAAATAACTCACTACCCTCGTACTTCAAAGCCATGTCTCTCAGATGCTCGTCAAACTGTGTATTGGTCAATTGTGTGAACTCTGGGTTTCTCATTTCATTAACCGCAAGCCCCGTTCTCATTGACACGGTTTTCATTATCATTTGTTTGGCAGACATTTCAAAGTTGAATATCGCAACGGGGATTTTTTGGTCTACGGCTAGATCCAACACGATCTCATGCACTAATGATGTTTTTGACGACTTCTCTTTGCCGTATATTCCTATTAAATCACTCGGCATAATACCGCCGATTGTCCGGTTCATTGTAGGTAAAGTCTTTAATTCTAACCCTAGTTTTATCTCTTTTTTTCTTGCTTCTCTAATTTCCTTGATAAAAGCGTCCAAGTCAATCGGTTTTATTTCTTTCTCGGACTCCCATTCAGCCTCTAGTGTGCTTACTATCTTTTTAACCGCATCTAAGCTCTCATCAAAGCCCTTATAATTTACCTTGTCTAAAGACTTCTTTAATAAGTTCATTTGATATTTGTCGTGCATTTTCTTTGCGCTGCGAATAATAGATAGCTTGGTTGAAACTAAATTGTCATCTTCTGAAAGAGTATAATCGAAGTCAACGCCCTCTAAAATCAAGTCTGTTCCAGATACTCCGTCCCTATCGTGGTAAATAGACAACACTTTCGCATAAACATCTGACGACTTCGTAAAATGCTCTGGCTTCAGGAATTTTATTTCATCTATAATGCTGTTATCTTTCAAGGCAAGTGCTATAATTATATTCTCGTCCATTAGTATGCCTTTATGGTTTTTGGTTGGTTAGGTGTCTCGTCTTCCCAACACCGTTGGTTAATCCAAGTCTTAAAGTTTTTCCAGTGCGGAATGAAATCTGTTGTTTTTGCACGCCACTCTATTTGACTTTCAATGGCAGGTTGTAATAGTGGTATAATAGTTTTGTAATCTTTATACTTTTTCTTGAAGTCTTCAAACTCAGTTTCGTTACCTCGTTTTGTACCTCTGTGTAATTTTCTTGCAATATCAAAGTCTTTTAGTTCTTTAACAGTTACACTATCACTAACACTAACACTAACACTATCGCCTTTTTTGGGTTCGAGTGGGTTAGCCAAATAAGGCTTGGGTTCTTTGGGTTTCTCTGGTCTACCACCCTTTAGCCCGTTTATACGCTGTTTCTCCACATAACTCTCGTATTTCTTTAAGTCTCTTTTGAGAGTCTGCATAATTGGGATGAACATTAGGCTAGTTATTTTGTCGGATTTCGGGTTTTTATCCCTCACATAATTAAATAAATGCTTAGCTAATTTACCCGCCTCTATATCGGACAACTCGTCAAATATAGCACCCCAATCACAATAGGCAACGAATGATTTTTTGTTTTCAGCCATTATAACTCCATCTTGAATTGATCTAGCTCGTCTTGAATCCGTTTGTTTGCGATTTCACAGTATTCTTTACTCCCATCAATTCCGATGAACTTTCTATCTAACTGCAACGCCCTGATTAAAGTCGTTCCCGTCCCGCCCACTCCTGTATAATAAATCGCTTTCCCGTTTCTCACATTAAGACAAATTGGGTATTTAAGACAAGATGGTAGTTTGCCATCAACTAGCAAATCTGATGTATCTATAATCCCCTCTAATTTTATCGCTTCCATCTCCAACTGATTCTCTATAAAAACACCAAAATTATTTTCCATTATTTCGCCTCCAGTATCTTCATGGCCCAGTCGACCAAAAACATTGCGATCAGCAGGAGGAGTTTTGCACAAGGAAGTAATACGACAATGGCAGCACCCAATACAAAATACACAGGGCTTAATAAAAGATGAGCAAGCACTCGTTTCATTTCGCCTCCAACAATTCTGCTTCTCGTTTTTTAACGTGATATTCGTTGTGATGTTTAACGCAGAGCCACCTGACATCTAATGGCTTGGAGTAATCATCGTGGTGAGCCTGTACGGGTGCTGTAACGCCACAGATTTCGCAGGGTAGTTTGGTTAGTTTACCGGATAGAATGGCTCTTCGGACTTTGCCACAAGCAGACCTCCTTTCGGGATGTAATTCTAAATATCTTTTGCTATTTTTATATTTAGCACCTTCTTCCAAAGGATATTTGTTCCCGTAGTTGAGTCTGTGAAACTTTTCTCTCGATCTACGTCTCTCTTTCAAAAACCAATCAACATCTTGAGACTTGTTTCTGTAATCTGCTATTGAGTCGTTCTTATTGCAGTCTTTACATTTCCCCAAACGTCCGTCAGCCATCCCAGAGTGTTTGTAAAAATCTTCTAGTGGTTTTTCTTCGTTGCACTTAAAGCATCGTTTCATATTAACCTCAATATATAGAGAACCCCGAAACCGTGCGTATACCAGCTATCCGCAAGGATGCGGAAGAAAGGTCGGCTAAGGGGTTCTTATTTATTCTCAGTTTTATCATAATGCTAGTATACGCAATTATAAATATACGCAAAATATATCCAACAATCAATCAACATCAGAAGGGGAGATTTTCGTTTTCTGGATCCTCTTCCTCGCCGTTGTCCGCCCGTGCATCAGCCCGACTCCCAGCATCACTTGTTGCGTTATCTGCACCATCAGGCTTGACATAATCATTGATCTTGCAGTAGGGTTTCTTGCTTGAATCTTTGGGCTGTAAGGCTTGCACCTTGACGAAACCATCTTGTGTCTCCTGAGATTCCAACCAAGTTACAATTCTCTGTACGTGGAACGATAGATCAGCCAACACGAAGTCTGGTGCTTTCTCGTGCGGGCGATAGTAGAATAGTCCGTCTGCTAATTTGTTGTCGTTTTCCATTTGTTGCTCCTTCTGATTGTTATCCTATATTACAAAAATTATAAGTTAATGTTAAGCTCTTCTCCGGGTAATGGGATGTATAAACCTACTGCGATACTCGCAAATTCTCTGGATTTGGTCAAAAACTCTTCCATTTCTACTGTGTTTAATTCTGAGGTTGATTTGTTGGGAATTAGATAGCAGATTTCGTTCACGGTCTTTTTGTTCACCCCAAACACTTCACACAATAATATCTGGTGAGTCTCTTGGGTTGTATACCCTGTTTCGTCTGAAATCATCTTATTAACAACTCCCCAATAATACGAGTTCTGCTGATTGCTCCGAGTTGGCTTCTCGTCCGACACCGTGATCCACGCTTCCTTGAACTCCTTCATATTTGCGGATAGTCGTTCTTTGTCGTGGTAGATTATTTTGCCGTTTTCGTGGGTGTATTTGTGTTTCGTTTTCATTCCGATCCTTCATCCCAGAGTACGTTCAATACTATAATGGCCATCAGAACTACTAACAGATATTCAATTAATATTTCGTTCATCGTATTTTCTCCAGCCTTTTATTAACTTCAATTATAGCTAAATCAACTTCTTTTTTTATACTCTCTATCACAGTTTCGTCTCGCTCAATCCTTTCCTGATAAGGTTCTAAATCTGGGTGATACACAAAATAGTCGCACCATTGTCTGCCCGTCACCCACAAAGAGCCGTGTATTTGATAGAAATAACCCTTCTCAATTTTCGGCTTTAGTTTCAAGTTGATTAAAGTTGACCATTTGGGGCATTTGATTTCTAACATTCCGTCAGTGCCGATTAGACCATCGGGAGAGCATCCGACTGAATCGCTAAGTGTGCAGAATCCGACCTGCTCGACAGAAACGCCGTTGTATGCTTCGTATTGCTTACGGGCAAAGGGTTCTAATTCAGTTCCACGCTCCATCCAGAATGAAGCAAAGTCTCCCTCTGGTTGTTTGCCTGTTAATAACTTAAACGCTACTTCGTTGATTAAGTCATTGTATCCTGCGGTAGTTTTACTCATGAATAATTTGCCAAAGTTTGAGCCTGAGAACTTACCGAGACGCAGATTAAACCACGCCTCAGTCCCTTGCTCTACATCGTGAATTATCATTTTATTTTGCATCAGTTAATTCCTTAACTCTTAAACTTGCTAAATCTTCCGCATCTGCTTTTAGCACACCGCCTGAGACGGCTTCTTTAATCATACTCCGCCCAGCTTTTTTGTATTCATCAAGACTGGTAAATTCAGACAATAAGACTTGATAATTAGACAATGCTTTCGGGTCTGATTTTACAGGTTCTTTGTCGCTTGGGTTATTTTCTTCGGGATCATCACCAGTGGGGATTAAGAAAGTAGAAGTCAAAATATATTTTATTGCCCCTGTAATGGCTTTATAAATACCCTTGTCAAGTTTGTCTTCCCCCTGTCCTGCGAATGTACCATCTAAAGATTCTCCAGAATCAATGTCGTGAAAACAATAATAAAAATCTACCATTGTCAGGTTGTTCTGGATTGTCTGATTGATTACACTTACTTGGAATAGGACTTTATGCTTGACTAATTGTTCGTGAATTGCTTTCTTGATTGCATACTCCGAAGCATAATTATACTTGTGAAATTCATTCCTTTTGTCTTTTTGTATATAATCGACCTCACTCATTATGGTGTGCAACTTTTTAAGAATTTTTATATTATCCATTATAACCTCGTCTGATATATTTCTTCTTCAACTTCTTCTAAGTCAAACTCGCAAAAATCTACTGTAGAATAAGAGAATCTTGTAGCTGTTCTATTGAGACTTTCCATAGTCTCGTTCTCTAGGTTCTTCAGTATATCGTCCTTAAATTCGTCACTATCCCATTCTTGGACGGTTTTTATATAAGCCTTTTTAAGTAATTCGGGGTCAGCTCCAACTACTTTCTCATGTACGGACATGGCTTTAATGCGTTCCTTTTCCGAGCCATTCATTAAATCTTCAAGGGTGCCACTCCTTTTTTCGTTCCGTAAGGTCATTTCACCAAAATAGCATCGGCCAACCGAGTGCATGAAAAATGAACCAGTCTCATTTAGTTTATCTGTTTGTCTCATACAGCCTCCTTAAATTTATCTCTAAGTGATTGGATTAATTCGTCCTGCCTTATTATTGTCTGCCGTTGGTTTGAAACCTGTTTAGCGTACTTCAATGCTGTAGACCGCAGTCTCTCGCAGTCGTCAGAGTTTGTTTGCAGTTTACCGTTTGCGACTATGAAAGTTAAAATCATACCTAGTATGAATGTGATGAATGATACGCCGATGATTAAATAGATCATTTATACTCCTTGAATAATTCTAAAATGGGTGCGTATTTTCTTTTAAATTATCCTCACTTATATAGATTACCGTATGATTCTGATAAAGAATCGATTAAACGTGCTTGTATGTCGGCTTTTGAAGGTTTGTCGATGTCACAAACCTCTCTTAAATATTTCTTCATGCCCTTAATTTGGGCAGTTGAAAATTCAACAGTAAACTTTGCCTTGTTTAGTTTGCTTAATGCTCCAACAGGTTCCGAGTGATTAACCCTCATTAGTTGAGTTGGTTTGACCGTCTTAGCTATTTTAAACGAGGATGTGAACTCTAATATGTAATAGGTTATATTTTTATAAAACTCATTATACCGCTCGTCAAAACCCGTTCTTTCCTCGTCTCTAACTGCGTTAATATATGTTTCGGCTTCGGCTATTGTCTTGAATGTGTCAACTGAGAACCTACCCTCGCCATATTGCACTTTATAATATTTACTCACTTCAGACTCTGTTTATCGGCTAGGGATTCAATGATTAGACTGATTATTTTATCCTTGATGGATATTCCTTCCAAAGCACATTTAGCTTTGAATTTCTTCCAGAGTTCAAGCGGTATTTTGCGTAGCGTGTAATTGCCTGCGAAGTTCTTGCCATTCATAAAACTGCCTCCACTTCTAATAATTCATAAAATTGCTCGAATGCTTCCATGTCGTGATAAATTGTTGCACCCTTGTACCTGAATACCACAATACCGCTATCACTTACTTTTATTGCCAAACATTCTTCGCCGCCTTCAATGTGGCGTACAATAATTATATTATTCTGTAAATCTTCTTCTAGGTGAGATACTATTGTTTCTTCCCGTGTCATTTTAACCTCTTATCATTAAATGTGATTAGTTAGTAATTAATTGTGTAGTTGTAAACATAATAAAAGTTACTAAGTTTGTCAAGTATTTTCTTCATGGTATTCTAAAAATATAAAATAACTACAAGAAATCAAGTATCTATTTTTGTATATTTGTATACGGCATTTATTGAAAATTCTCTTATGGACTCTGAAGACCTATATCAACTACAAAGATACGATTCACATAATCATTCAATAACGCATGGGCTAACGTGCCAGCAGTGTGATATACCCCTAACACTCGAGGAAGTGAAGTTCAACAGCGATTTAGATAGGGGGCTTACCTGTTCCGAGTGCATGAAAAATGGGACAGATTTCTTGGACGGGAATCCACTTTTTATATGAAATCAATTCAGATTATTCAAAGAGAAGTTAAAAGAATTGGTTACGCTGTGTGCGAAATGTCATCAAGAATTTCATTCGCATAGCTGAGTTGGGGGGCTCATTTTTCGCCCCTTTTTAGGTTCACAAATTCAAAGATTCAAAAGTTCTTGAAAGTATTGAAAGACGAAAGTTAAAAGACCGGCAAACTGTTTGCCAAAAAGTTAATAACTCTCGGTGAAAACTCTAATAAAAATTAATGTAGTATAAATCTATGCTTATTTTCAGAGGGTGATATACCAACTGAGCCGGAGTGATGAACCGGCTCTTTTGGATTAGTTAATTGTTGCACCTTTGTACCTGAATACCACAAAGTCATTTCTAATTAACTCTATTGAACCGTCCTGATTAAAGTCCTTCGCTAAGTTCCGAAGTGCTGAAAGATTATCAAGTAAGCAATATCGCCATTTTCGATCCCTTAAATAATACGGTGCGTCCATTAAGTTAGGTGCGAGTAATCTTATAATATGACCGTCTTTACAAGGTGCTTTTTTAATTAGATCGCTCCCGCTTTCGTTTAGCGCAGTTTTAATCTTGTGGAATAGTGCGGATTCAGTATAGATTTTATCGCCTGTTTCTTTTATAGCTTTAATTCCATTGACTAATATTTCAATTTTCATATCTCAACTCCTTTTGGTTAATAAAATACTCTTTCAATCTATTTCCTTTTGTAATGCTTTTAAGCTATTTATTATATCGTCTACTGAATGGCTATTCAGATCGTGCCAATTTTCTCTTATCCAGTCAAAACACTTTTCTTTGTCGGGATGTTCCTCAATTTTGTATACATCTGTTTTCGTTATTATCGTTTCCATCTCAACCCCAAATTAAATTATAAATTAGGGGCAGTTACGCCCCTTTGAATTATACTGTAACTTCTGATAATATACTTTCGGCAATC